GAGGCGATACCAAACGGGGAGATCTACAGCGCCGCCAATGATCGCGACCAGGCAGCGATCGTGTTCAAGTTCGCGCGCCAGATCGTCGAGCTCGAGCCCGTGCTGATGGAAAAAATCGAGATCATCCCGTCGACCAAGACCATGCTGGCACGAGCCACGGGCTCGATCTATCGCGCGATCTCGGCAGAGGCCGGCACCAAGCACGGCTACGTGCCGAGCGTCGTGATCTACGATGAGCTGGCGCAGGCCAAAAACCGCGAGCTCTACGACGTGCTCGACACCTCGTTTGGGGCCCGCGAGGAGCCGCTGTTCATCGTCATCAGCACGCAATCGAACGATCCCGAGCACATCCTTTCGAAGCTCATCGACGACGGGATCTCTGGTGTCGATGCGAGCATCGTCTGCCACTTGCACGCGGCCGACGACGATTGCGACCTCGAGGACGAGGCACAATGGCGGAAGGCCAACCCGGCGCTCGATATCTTTCGCGATCGCGAGGACCTGGTCGCCGCGATCCGAAAGGCTAAGCGCATGCCGGCCGAGGAGCCGAAGGTGCGCAACCTCTTCCTAAACCAGCGCGTCTCGCCGACTGCAACGCTGATCTCGCGCGTTGAATGGATGGCGCGCGCCGGCAACATCTCGCTCGGACCGGGCGAGGAGGTCTATCTCGGGCTCGACCTCTCGAGCGTAATCGACCTCACTGCGCTGGTGATGGGCTCGGCAGACGATCCTTGCCGCGTCGTGCCGTTCATCTGGAAGCCGGCCGAGCATCTGGTCGCCCATTCCGATCGGGACTTCGGCACCGGCAACCACCGTTATTTGTGGTGGGCGCGCGAGGGTCACCTACTCACGACCCCCGGAAAGAGCATCGACCACGCCGTGGTCGCCACCAAGATCGCTGAGCTCTGCCAGCAGTACCGCGTCAAGGCGCTCGCCTATGATCGATGGCGGATGAGTGATCTTCTGCGCGAGTTTGATCGCATTGGTCTGCAAGCATTCGAGGACGGCAAAAAGGGCGACGGCTTGCGCGTGGTGCCGTGGGGCCAGGGCTTCGCCAGCATGGGCCCGGCGATCGACGCGCTCGAGCTTGCCATTGTCGAGGAGAAACTCGTCCATCCGAATAACCCGGCGCTCAATTGGAATGTGGCTAATGCGGTCGCGACCATGGACCCTGCTGGTAATCGCAAACTCGATAAGGATAAGGCGCGCTTCCGCATCGACGGCGCGGTGGCGCTGGCGATGATGATGGGGTTGCGCTCCCGCGATCGCACCGCCGCGCCAATCGACATCGCGTCACTCATCGGATGAAAGAGCTTCGCGGCGCATAACCGCGAAGTGGTGGGAGTGGTCAGGCGCTGCCGTAAAACCCGTCTTCCCGCGCTCTGATCCGCCTCCCGTGGCTCCCGGCACCGGAAACCGTTGTCCCGGCCCGCTGTCGGGAGCCATTGATCCCCGTCCCACCGAACGAGGTCGCAGCCATGACGCTCCTCGAACCAGTCTCATTCAATCGCCAACGCGATCAGCAAAGCAGCTTTCGCCCGCGCTCGTCCGCGCTGGCGTTGCGACCGGGCAACCTGTTCGTGCGAATGGCGGTGATGCGCGTCATCGGCCAGGTCACCGGCCGTTCGTGCGCCGACATCGTCGCGCGGCACTGGCCGAGCGACCGCATCATGGCTGAACTCGTCGAGCGAGCCGCGACCTCCCCCGCGATGACGACGGTCACGGGCTGGGCAGCAGAGCTCGCGCAGAAGGTCACCGCCGACGCGGTCGAGGCCTTGGGCCCGGCATCGGCTGCGGCGCAATTGATCCGCGAGGGGCTCGTCCTGAATTTCAATGGGGCCGGGCAGATCATGGTGCCTGGCCTCATCACTGATCCGAAGTACGCAAGCTTCGTCGCCGAGGGGCAACCGATCCCGGTGTGCCAGCTCAACACCGCCGGCCCGACGCTGAGCCCGTACAAGATCGGGAGCATCGTCGTGCTGACGCGCGAGATGATCGAGAGCTCCAACGCCGAGGCGCTGATCGGGGACGCGCTCGTCCGTTCCGCTGGCCTGGCGCTCGACGCCGCGTTCTTCGATTCCAACGCCGCATCTGCCGCGCGGCCCGCAGGCATCCGCAACGGGATCGCGGCGCTAACCGCAAGCAATGACTCCAACGCAATAGAGGCGGTCCTCGCGGACTTTTCTACGCTCGTCGGTTCGGTTTCGGCCGTTGGCGGCGGGGGACCGTTCATCCTTGTGGCCCGTGCGGGTCGTGCGGTCACGATGAACAGCCGCTTCTATCGTCAGTTCGATCGCGAGAATCGGCTCATCCAGGTCTTGCCGTCGGCCGCCGTCGGCGCCGATCTGGTCGCCATCGCGCCCACAACCCTCGTCGCCGCGATCAGCGCCGATCCTGACATCGAGACGGCGAAGGCGGCGACGCTGCACGAGGACTCAAGCCCGCAGCCGCTCATGGTGGCGGGACCGGCACGCTCGCTATGGCAGACCGACAGCATCGCCCTCAAGGTGCGCTGGCCGGCGACGTGGGCGCTGCGCGATCCTCGCGGGGTGGCGTGGCTGACGCCGTCCTGGAACTAATTGCTCCTCGTCGACGGGGAAAGCGGGGGAGGCTCCGCCAACACCTCCTCACGGGGTGTCCCCCACCTGAAAAAAAGCGCCGCGATCGAGGCCAATCAACCGCGGCGTTGTGGGCTGGGCCGACCCTCATCCCTGATGGGCGGTGAACCGAATCCGCCAAGCGGAAAACAACCGACTCGAGGCTGCCCTGCAACGGGAGGACTCGCGCTATGCCCATCAAACGTCACAAGGCCAAGCAAGCACCAGCACCCATGGACGGCGAGTCGCGCAGCGACTTCATGGACCGCTGCATCGGCGAGCTCATGGACGAGGAGAACATGAGCGAGAGCGACGCGCGCAACGAGTGCGAGGTGGCCTGGGCGGACCAAATGACTCCGCCCCTGATGCACAAGCTGCACATCGACAAGAGCGCCGGCGATGCGCTCGAGTTCGTGCTCTCCGACGCGACGCCCGACCGCTACGGCGACATCATCGAGGTCGAAGGCTGGCAGCTCGCCGATTTCAAGCGCAACCCCGTCGCCCTCTTCTCGCATGACCCTAAATTCGTCGTCGGCAAGTGGAGCAATCTGCGGGTCGAGCACAAGGAGCTACGCGGCGGGCTCGAGCTCGCACCGGAGGGAACGTCCGATCGCATCGACGAGATCCGCCGCCTGGTGCAGGCCGGGATCCTCAAAGCGGTGTCCGTCGGCTTCAAGCCGCTGGAGCATCAGCCGATCGACGAGAAGGACCCTTGGGGCGGCACCCGTTACACCAAATCGGAGCTGGTCGAGACTTCGCTCGTAGCCGTGCCCGCGAATCCCAACGCGCTGGCCGTCGCGAAGTCTCTCAACATTTCCCGCGCCACCATGGACCTCGTCTTCGCCGAGCACGGCAAGAGAACCGAGGAAACCCGCGCGCGGGAATATCACGCCGAGCACGGCAATCAGAGGCACGCAAATGGAAGGAGCAGAGCCATGACGCCTCTTGCTCAAAGGATTCAGGAACTCGAGGGGCGGATCGTCGCCACGCAGGACGAGCTAAACGCCCATTGGGAGAAAGTTGACGACACCAATGTCAGCGACGCCGACCTGCAGCGGTCGAACGATCTCAACGCTAGGCTCGCGACGCTCACCAAGCAACGCGAGAATATGGTCACGTCCGAGCGGATCCTCGCCGGCACGAGCGTGAGCACCAGCGGCGGGGGCAACGGCCAACAGCGCGACCTCACCGTCTACCAGCCGCCGAACAACAACGGCGCCGGCGAGCAGCGCACCGCGATCGAGGTGCCGTACCTCATCAAGAGTCGTGGAAAGGAATACGATCCGCTCGACTACATGATCCGCGCCGCCGTGGTCGCCTACGCCGCGAAATCCTGGGGCAAGCCGATCGAGGAAGCGCGCCTGATGATCGGGCGCCATTTCAAGGTTTACGAGGACGACGGCACCAAGGGCATGTGCGAGCTCGTGCTGCGCGCCGCCTCAGCCCCCGCTATGACCAGCGTGGTTGGATGGGCAGCCGAACTCGTCCAGCAGACATGGACGGACTTCATGCCGCTCTTGATGCCCAAAGCGGTGTTCAATCGGCTCTCCGCGCGCGGGCTTGCGCTCAGCTTCGGCCGAGCTGGCAAGATCAACATCCCGACCCGCGCACGTACGCCGACGATCGCCGGCTCGTTCGTCGGTGAGGGACAACCGATCCCCGTTCGCCAGGGCTTGTTCACGACCCAGGCGCTGACCCCGAAAAAACTCGCAGTCATTACGACCTGGACCAGAGAGATGGACGTTTACAGCACGCCCGCGATCGAGGGCTTGCTGCGCGATGCCGTCCAAGAGGACACCACGGTTGCGATCGACTCGGTGCTGCTCGACGCCAATCCGGCGACCGTGGTTCGTCCCGCTGGTCTGCTCAACGGCGTGGCGGCGCTCACCGCGACCGCCGGCGGTGGACTTGATGCGGCGATCGGCGATATCAGTCAATTGGTCTCCGCGCTTATTACGAGCACGCTCGGCAACGTGCGTAATCCGGTGTGGCTGCTAAATCCGGGCGACCTGCATCGCTTGCGCATGGTCATCGTCTCGCAAAGCGGAGTCTTTCCCTTCCGCGCCGAGATCGATGCGGGCAACCTCGACGGCATTGCGTTCATCGACTCCTTCACGGTCCCGCCGAGGACTCTTATCCTCATCGACGCCGCGGACTTCGTCACCGCCGGTGCCGACGCTCCGCGCTTCGAGATGAGCGACCAGGCAACTCTGCATGAAGAAGATACGGCACCCGCACCGATTGCGCCGGGACCGAGCGGCCCCGCTTCGGCGCCAGTGCGATCTCTATTCCAAACGGATTCGCTGGCTCTGCGTATGATCATGAACCTCAACTGGACCATGCGACGATCCGGCATGGTCGCGTGGGTGCAGAACGTCACCTGGTGAATGGTGATCCTGCCGGATCGTCCCCGCCGGCGAACTCGTCGCGAGCCACGAAGTATAGGCATCATCGCAACTCGCAGCCTCCAGGAGAAATCCATGCCAGAGATCAAACCGCAAAGCACCACGTCCGCCGGTCAGGTCGGCGATCCGCGCGTCGATCCATTTGACGTCTACAAGCCGACGCCGACGCAGGAGGAAAACGACCGCGCCGCGGTGGGCGAGCATGTCACGGACAAGGAGCCGGATGGCAGCCCGGAGCAAGACTCGACCGCTCCGGCTGCCAGCGGTTATCGCTCCGAGCAACGCGAGCACCGCCAGCAGCGATCACAAGAGCACCAGCGAACGCAAGAGGCCAAGCGGCCGTCTGGCAGCTATGAGACGCGCACGGTGCAACCGCGACCGCAGGCGGCGCAACACTCGCCCTCGGCCGAGAAGAAAGACTCATGAACGCACGCGCGCTGATCGCTCGCGTCATCGGGCCCTTGGTGGCAAAAGCCACCGAGGGCGCATTTCGTCCGGGGCCATATTATCTGCCGCTTAGCGGGGGTTGGTTGCCCGACGGCGCGCCGCTGAATTTCTGGCAGCTTGGGATGGATCCGAGCGGCACTGGGCAGCGCTCCGCCATGGTGGAGGCCTGCATCTCCGCGTATGCACAGACCGTCGCGATGTGCCCCGGCGATCACTGGCGTTCGAACGACAAAGGCGGTCGCGACCGCGTCAACAATTCCGCGCTCTCGCGCATCCTGCGCAAGCCGAACGACTACCAATCAATCTCCGATTTCTTATTAAACGCGACGCGCTACCTCTATCTGGAAGGCAACGCCTATGCGCTAGCTTTGCGCAATTCCCGCTTCGAGGTCGATTCCCTTCATTTGATGGATTCGCGGCAGTGCACGCCACAGCTCGCTGTCAATGGCGAGATCTTCTATCACCTGGCCGGCAACGACATCATCGCGCGTCGCCTCGAACTAGGCCGGATCGGCAACACGCAACTGATCGTGCCGCAGCGCGATGTCCTCCATATCCGCCTGCACACGACGGACCACAAGTTTCCGTTTCCGCTGAAAGGCGAGACGCCGTTAATGGCTGCCCTCGCCGATATCGCGCAGACCGACGCGATTAAGCGCCAGCAAATCCAATTCTACATCAACCAGGCGCGGCCATCCGCCGTGCTCTCGACCGATCTCGTGCTCAATCGCGAGCAGGTGGACGAGCTACGCCAGCGCTGGAACGAACAGGCCAAAGGCCTCGACGGTTGTGGGCCAGGCGGCACGCCCATCTTGACCGCCGGCCTAAAGGTCCAGCCTTGGACGACGCCAGGCAAGGACGCCCAGGTGGCCGAGGTCATGAAGCTTTCCGGTGAGCAGATCGCGCTCGCGTTCCGCATCCCGTTGCAGGTTCTCGGTCTCTCCGGCGGCGCGCCGTTCTCGTCGACCGAAGCGCTCATGCAGTTCTGGATCGGGACAGGGCTCGGTTTTGCTCTCAACCACATCGAGGAGGCGTTCGGCCAACTATTCCAATTGAAGGGCCAACCCCACGAATACCTCGAGCTCGACACCTCGGCGCTCCTGCGCTCGCAATTCAGGGATCGGATCGAGGCGCTGACCCGCGGGGTGCAAGGTGGTGTGTTCTCGCCCAACGAGGCACGCAACCGCGAAGGACTCGACAGCGTGGATCAGGGGGACGAGCCGCGCGTCCAGCAGCAGGTTGTGCCCCTGAGCGCCGCGGCAGGGCTCGGCGCAAAACCAACATCCAGTGGTCCGCATCCGCCCGCTGCACCTGCTCCGCCGCCCTCGCCACCGGCGCCACCACCGAAGGACTACGACGAAAATGTCCGACGGCTCTGTCAAACTTTCCTCCACACCGCTGACACCTTCGCTGGACGGCTTGATCTCTGACGCGGTCCGCGATGCCATCGGCCACACTATTGCGGTGCTTCGCCGGCAATGGGAGCGCGAGCTCGCAGTCATCGAGGCGCAGTCGCGGGCGGCGATGGCGCAATCGAGCGCCACTATCGCCGAGCTCCGGGTGCAGCTCGTCGAAATGCGCGCGGCGTTCGACGCGGCATCGTTGCAGAGGATGCTCGAAATCAACGCACAGGTCGCCGATCGGCTTGCGCTTGTGAAGGATGGCGCACCTGGCCAAGCTGGTGAGCGCGGCGAACGCGGCGAGAAAGGCGAAGCTGGCGCGCAGGGGCCGCCTGGTCCACATGGAAATGCGGGCGCGCCTGGTGAGCGCGGTGAACGCGGAAAGCAAGGCGAAGTGGGCGCGCAGGGGCCGCAGGGTCCACAAGGTGATCCGGGCGCGCCTGGCGAGCGAGGTGAACGCGGGAAGCAAGGCGAAGTGGGCGCGCAGGGGCCGCAGGGTCCACAAGGCGATCCGGGCGCGTCAGGGGAGCGTGGCGAACGCGGCGAGAAAGGCGAAGCTGGCGCGCAGGGGCCGCAGGGTCCGCAAGGTGATGCAGGCGCGCCTGGCGAGCGAGGTGAACGCGGGGAGCAAGGCGAAGCTGGCGCGCAGGGGCCGCAGGGTCCACAAGGTGATCCGGGCGCGCCTGGCGAGCGCGGCGAACGCGGCGAGGAAGGCGATCCTGGACCGCAGGGCGAGAGAGGTCTCGACGGCGCGCCGGGACAAGCAGGCGAGCGCGGCGAACGCGGCGAGAAAGGCGATCCTGGTCCGGAAGGCGAGAGAGGTCTCGACGGCGCGCCGGGACAAGCAGGCGAACGCGGCGAGAAAGGCGAAGCTGGCGCGCAGGGGCCGCATGGTCCGCAAGGTGATCCGGGCGCGCCTGGCGAGCGCGGCGAACGCGGCGAGAAAGGCGATCCTGGACCGCAGGGCGAGAGAGGTCTCGACGGCGCGCCGGGACAAGCAGGCGAACGCGGCGAGAAAGGCGAAGCTGGCGCGCAGGGGCCGCATGGTCCACGAGGTGATCCGGGCGCGCCTGGCGAGCGCGGCGAACGCGGCGAGAAAGGCGATCCTGGACCGCAGGGCGAGAGAGGTCTCGACGGCGCGCCGGGACAAACAGGCGAGCGCGGCGAACGCGGCGAGAAGGGCGAAGCTGGCGCGCAGGGGCCGCAGGGTCCGCAAGGTGATGCGGGCGCGCCTGGCGAGCGAGGTGAACGCGGGGAGCAAGGCGAAGCTGGCGCGCAGGGGCCGCAAGGTCCACAAGGTGATCCGGGCGCGTCAGGCGAGCGCGGCGAACGCGGCGAGAAAGGCGCTTCCGGCCCGCAAGGCGAGAGAGGTCTCGACGGCCCGCCCGGAGAAGCAGGCGAGCGCGGCGAACGCGGCGAGAAAGGCGATCCTGGACCGCAGGGCGAGAGAGGTCTCGACGGCCCGCCCGGAGAAGCAGGCGAGCGCGGCGAACGCGGCGAGAAAGGCGATCCTGGACCGCAGGGCGAGAGAGGTCTCGACGGCGCGCCTGGCGAGCGAGGTGAACGCGGGGAGCAAGGCGAAGCTGGCGCGCAGGGGCTGCAGGGTCCACAAGGTGATGCGGGCGCGCGCGGCGAGCCAGGTGAACGCGGGAAGCAAGGCCAAGTGGGCGCGCAGGGGCCGCAGGGTCCACAAGGCGATCCGGGCGCGTCAGGCGAACGTGGCGAACGCGGCGAGAAAGGCGATCCGGGCCCGCAAGGCGAGCGCGGGGAGAAAGGCGAAACCGGCGAGAAGGGTGAAAAGGGTGACAAGGGTGAGCCGGGAAGTATTGGGCCTGCTGGTCCCCAGGGTGATCCGGGCCCGCAAGGACCGCCCGGCCCTCCTGGCAGGAACGGCGAACCCGGGCCGCGAGGTTCCGACGGCGAGCCTGGGCTTCCTGGTCCTGCCGGCCCGCTAGGCGAACGAGGCGCTCCCGGTGAGGCTGGCGTTCCAGGCGAACGCGGAGAGAAAGGCGAGCGCGGCGAAGCCGGGCCTCCTGGTCAAGCTGGTCGTGACGGAGTCGACGGCGAGAGAGGTGATCGCGGCGAGAAAGGCGAAAAGGGAAACGTGGGCCCCACGGGACCCGCTGGCCCTCAAGGCGCTCCCGGAAAACTACCGATCGTGAAAGCGTTCAAGCCCGAACGCGTCTACTACGAGGGCGAGGTGGTCGCGCACAAGGGCTCGACCTGGCAGGCGACCAAAGATACCGGACAGATGCCGCCGCATCCCGATTGGATCGGTCTCGCGTTTCGCGGCATGGACGGCACCGGGCCGCAGCCCCGCGGCGTCTTCAAGGAAGCAGAGCGCTACAATTTCCTCGACATCGTTACCCGCGACGGCGGCTCGTTCATCGCGCGCAAGGACGACCCGGGCCCATGTCCTGGCGAGGGCTGGCAACTCCTCGTGCAGCGCAAGAACGGCAAGGACGGAGCGTCCGGCGAGCCGGGGCCGCGCGGCGAGAGGGGCGAGCGTGGAGAGCGCGGGCCGCAGGGTGAAGCTGCTCCGGCAATCGTAGGCTGGTCGCTGGACCCCGCGCGCTACGTCGCCGTCCCGCTCTTGTCTAACGGCAAAAAGGGGCCGGCACTCGAGCTCCGGGGCTTGTTCGAGCAATTCCAGGATGAGACCGCGCCATGACTCCGCGGCAGTGCATCCTGGGGTGGCGCGCTTGGCCGACCTCGAGCACGAAGCCGCGAGCTGATCGCCACCATGTGTCCCGCCCGCGTCGTCCTCACCCACGGTCCGGCCCGCGATCGTCGGCTGCTGCTCGCGCTGTTCGCGCTCGAGCGTCGTCGCAAGGCCAAACTCGTCGAACTGCTCCGCCATGGTTGACGTCGTCATCAAGGTGCTCGAGCCGGCCGAGACGCACGACCTCATCTCGCTCGAAGACTGCAAGATCCTGCTCGATATTCCCGAGGGGGATACGAGCGGCGATTCGCAGCTCGAGATGCTGATCTCGCAGAACTCCGAGGCGATCGCGGTCGAGTGCAATCGGGTGTTTGCCAAGGAGAAGGTCGAGGAGACCTGGCGCTGCGTCGCGCCGGTTTGCTGCCCGGACGGCACCTGCAAGATCTGGCTCTCGCATTATCCGGTCAAGCCCAAGGACATCGAGAGCGTCGAGAGCCCGCGCGGCAGCCTGATCGATCCGACCGGCTACGATCTCGAGCCGCTTTCCGGCAAGCTCATCCTCCTCAACGGCTGCTCGAGCGAGATCGTCGTCACCTATACCGGCGGCTACGACTTGCCCGAGGAGGCGCCGCTCGCGCTGCAGCAGGTCACCGGAATGCGCGTGCGCGGCGTGCAGGCCGAGCTCAGGATCGCCACCACCAGCGGCAGCGGCGTGCGCATGTTGGCGCACAAGGACAGCCGCGTGATCTATTTCTCGCCCAAGGATCTGGTGATGGCTGGCGGCGGTGCGGCCTCGCCGGCGGCGCAGAGCGCGAGCAAAAACGTGCTTTCGAAATATACGCGGTATTTCATCTGATGTTCCTGATCGAGGCCAAAGCACCGCTGCGCGAATTCGGCCCGATCATGGGCAGCGCCGTGGCCGCCACCGCGCGCGCGATCCAGCAGAGCTCGCGCCAGGACATCGCCCGCGCCGGCCGCTTCGGCAGATACACGAAGGGTTACACGACCAGCGTGAAAAGGGTCACCGGCGGCTATGTCATTCAATGCTTTCTCAAGCCCGGGTTTCTCAAAGTGTTCGAATACGGCGCGACCAGCGTCGGCCACCCGCTGCTGTGGGTCCCGGTCAAGCCACTGCGCATTCAAGTGCGCAAATACGGCGGCAGGCTCATCCGTCCGAAAGGCAAACGCGTGTTGCTGCGCGCGACCGACAAGAAAGTCATGTACGTCGGCGTCAGCAGCGTCATCAACCGCCCGCGCTTCCATCTGCGGCAGATCGCCTATCGCGAAGCCGAGAAGTTTCTCACGCACATGCGCGAGGGCTCCTGAGTGGCGCTCTACAATCTCAGCGACAGCGTCTACAAGCCGAACTTCGATGTGTGGGCGCGGCCGATCACGGTGACGCCGCTGGTGAGCCAGCCCGGGGCGCCGGCTTACAACGCGCGCGGCTATTACGACCAGAAAGAGCTCGACGTCATCGCCGAGGGCCCGGCGGTTTTCTCCGACGCACAAACCTATCTCGACATTCTCGACGCCGAATTCCCGATCGTGCCGATGCAGGGCGATCAAATCGATATTCCCTTTCACCAGGGCGTCAAAGGCGGCTCGTTTTTAGTGCTCGACCTCACGCCCGGCAATGCCGGCGGGATGATCACCATCACGCTGCGCAAACTCACGGCACCGAAGCCGACGCCATGAACGTGACGACTCCCGATCCCATCTATGCAAATTCCTATTCGTGGATGATCCGCAACGTCATCCTTGACCGGCTCAAGCTAGTGCCGCCGTTTGCCGCCGGCGTCGTCAAGTTCAGCCGCACGCCGGCGATCGGCCCGATCCAGGAGCAGCACATACCCTATCTCGGCGTCTACCTGATGCCGGATGAAACCTTTGCCGAGTTCGGGCAGAACAATCACGGCCCGCAACATTTCCTGCACAAGCTCACGCTCGGGTTCTCCTACATCATCGAGAACAACGACACCGACCAGGTCGAGGAACTGCTCGACGCGGGGCACTGGTCGATCATGAAGCTCCTGCACGATCCCGATTGGGCCAAATGGCCGGCGGTCGATCCCGAGGTCTATGCCACGCGCCAGATGCTCGAGGCTGTGGTCAGCGGCTCTCGCCGCTTCGTCTACGGCACCGCCGGCCGCCAGAACACGCTGCCGATCGCTGAAATGCAGATGGAGTGGATTGTCACCTATCGCACGTTCTTCGAGCCGGTGATCAGTGACGTGTTCGAGGCGATGCACGTCAAGGTCATCTATCCCTGGCCCGAAGATCCCAACCGCCAGCCGATCATCACCGAATACGTCCTCGAGCAAAACTAGACGAAACCGCTCAATTGCCGGCTTTGGACTTCGGCCCAAAAAATGTGGCTATTTCGAATGCCACATATGATTCGAACTTTGGAAGCACTCGACTGGGAGCCCACCATGGACCTCTCGATCAAGCACCAGCATGGTCGTGCGCTGCCGGCGGCGAAGCGGCACAAGCCGGACGATCTTTCGCGGCCGACGCATGTGCGCGTGGTCGCCACGGAAGAGAAATATCGCCGGGCCCTCCAACACGGCGTCACGCGCCAGAAATTTCTTCCCAACATCGGCGACTCGGTCGAGTGGCCGCTCGATTCCTTCACCTGGCGGCGGCTGAGGGAAGGTACGGTCAAGCTTGCGGATGACGCGGTCGCGGAAGCCATCCGCGCGCCGCAGGCGCACAAGCGCGAGGACGAAGGCGAGCGCACAACGCACCAACGCCGGCGCGCGCGCGATCCGCAAACCTAAAGCGGCGCGCCTCGCCTCTTTTTCTCGGTCCGTCGTGAGACGCGCCTTTCCTCCGATGGAGAACGTCCATGCCCATCAGCTTTGACTCGATTCCCGCCAATTGGCGGATGCCGCTATTCTGGGCCGAGATCGATCCGTCGATGGCGGGCTTGCCGATCGTGCGGCAGCCGATCCTCCTCGTCGGCTCGATGATCACCGAAAGCGACGCGACCACCGGCGTCACCGCGGGCATCGCCGTGCCCGACGTGCCGCGGCCGATCGGGACGCAGGCCGAGGCGGATCACCAATATGGCGAAGGATCCGAGCTCGCTTGCATGTTCGCGGCGAGCTTCGCGAACAACTTCGCGCAGGAGATTTGGGCGCTGCCGGTCGCGCCGCTGGCGGGCTCGATTGCGGCAACCGGCGACATCTCGATCGACGCGGTCCCGACCGAGGCCGGGATGCTGCATCTCTACATCGCCGGGCATCACGTCGGCATCGTCTGCGGGACCACCGACACGCCGGACACCATCGCCACCGCGCTGGCGGCGGCGATCAACGACATTCCGAGCTTGCCGGTAACCGCGGCGGCCGCAACCGACACGGTCACGTTGACCTGCAAGACCAAGGGCGTGAACGGCAACGACATCTCGCTGACTTTGAACTACTACGGCAAAGTCGGCGGCCAGGCGCTCCCGCCCGGCATGGCGGTGACGATGCCCGCAAGCCTCTCCGGCGGCGCCGGCGTGCCCGATTACACCAACGCGATCGCGAACCTCGGCGAGCACGAATATGAATATGTCGCGCTTGCCAACACCGATTCGAATACGCTGTTCGACTTCGAGCAGGAATGGGGGTTCGACGACACCGGACGCTGGGGCTGGATGCGCCAGCTCTATGGTCATCTGTTCGCTGCCAAGCGCGATGACTATTCCGACCTCATCGTGTTCGGCGAGACGCGCAATTTCGGCCCGACCTCGATCATGGGCGTCGAGCCGCTGGCGCCATCGCCGACCTACGAGTGGGCGGCGGCCTATGCCAGCAAGTCCGCACGCGCGCTGACCAACGATCCGGCGCGCCCGCTGCAGACCTTGTCGCTCAACAAGATCCTGCCGGCCAGGCCGGAGGACACGTTCATCCTGCCGGAGGTCAACAGCCTTTCCGGCGTGGGTATCGCGACGCAGAAACGCGGCTCCGATGGTCAGCCGATGATCATGCGGGACACGACCACCTACCAGCTCAACCTCTATGGCCAGAGCGACGATGCCTATGAGCTGGTGACCACCATGGCAACGCTGGCGCGGCTGATCCGCAATCAGCGCCAGGCGATCACCTCGAAATTCCCGCGCCATAAACTCGCCAACGACGGCACCCGCTTCGGCGTCGGGCAGAAAATTGTCACGCCCAAGATCGTCAAGGCCGAGCTCGTCGCCGAATATCGCATCGACGAATTCAACGGCCTGGTCGAGGACGTCGCCAGCTACAAGGCGAACCTCATCGTCGAGCGTGACCCTAATAACCCGAATCGGCTCAACGTTCTGTACCCGCCCGATCTCGTGAACCAGCTGCGCATCTACGCCGTGCTGGTGCAGTTCAGACTCCAATCCAACCGCGGCCAGGACGCCGAGATTCTCCGGTAAGTCGAAGCGAAAGGCGCCCGCGCCTTTTCTTCCGCGCAAACGGCCCGCGCGGGATCAGGACCGCTCGATCCGTCGTGAGACGCGTCACTCCCGCTAGATGGAGATCCCACTATGGCGCAAGCAGTCGCAGGCACGGCCTTCTTCAAGGTCGATGGCGATCAATACCCACTCCGCGGCAACTTCACCGTGTCGTCGTCGCCGATCGAGCGCACGATGCTCGCAGGCCAAGACTACGTGCACGGTTATCAAGAGCTGCCGCGGGTGCCGTGGATCGAAGGAGACGTCACTACGACGCCCGAGGTGCTGCTCGAGGACCTTGACGCGATGGTCGACGTCACCGTGACCGCCGAGCTCATCAACGGCAAAACCTACGTGCTCAAACAGGCGGCATGCAAATCGGCCCTCGAGAACAACACCCGTGAAGGCCAGGTGCGCGTGCGGTTCGAGGGCACGAGTTGCGAGGAGATCAGCTCTTAACAGGAGGAAGCATGAACGAGGCAATGAACAGTCAACCACTCGCAGAGCCGGCGCCGGCGGCGCCGACGCATGAGCCGCAGCAGCAGACGCCGACGTCGTCGGCGCAGAATGGCGGCCTCGATTACGCGCAGACCGCCGCCGTCGAGGAGCCGCAAGCCAACGACGATCCGCTCTCGCATATTCTGACGAGGCCGATCCAGGCGCACGGCGAGGAGGTCGCAGTCCTCAAATGGCGCGAACCGACCGGCGGCGACATCGAGAAGGCCGGCAATCCGATCGTCATCTCCGGCATGGGCGGCGGCGAGCCGAAGCTCTCGTTCGACGAGATCAAGATGACCAAGATGATCTCGCAGCTCGCGGCCATCCCGCCCTCGAGCGTGCGCATGCTGATGGCGCGCGACTGGAACGCGATCTCGCTCAAGATCTTCCGATTTTTTATGTAGGGGACGGGAGCGTCGACGATCTCGTCCTCTATAGCTACTGGCTCGCGCAGTTTTATCACGTCGATCCGCAAGTGTTCCTCGACAAGACAATCGACGAGCTCAAGCGCAATCTCCATTGGACGCGCCGCCTGCAGGATCAGATACAGGCCGAGCAGGAGATGGCGGAGCGGATGCGCAGATAGATGGCCAACGCCACCGACCAAGTCATCGAGATAAAGTTCGCGCTGCGCGACGAAATCTCGGCGCAGGTCCGCAAGACCGTTGCCGAAGTCTTGCGCCTGAACGAGCTGCGCACCGACAAGGCGCGCGAGCACCTCGGCCTCATGGGCCAGGCCGCTCAGAAGGTCGGCCGCGAACTGCGCTCGCTCGCTATGCTCTCTGGCGTCGGCGGCATCCTCGGCGCCGGCGGCGTCATCGCCGGCCTGGCCGCCGCCTCGAGATCGCTCAGCCAATTTGCGCAGACCGGCATCCGGTCGCACTACACGGCGCAACAACTCGGCATCTCGGTCGATGCGCTCGAGCGCTACACCGACGGCTTGCGCGTGCTCGGCGAGAGCGAGCAAGAGGCGCAGTCCGGCATCAGTCACGCCATGGAGACGCTCGAGGAGGCGTTCCACAAGGGCACGCAATCGCGACTGTTCGAGGAGCTCTCGCGCGGCGTCCGCGGCACCGGCGTCCAACTCTACAACGAGTTGATGCGCACCTACCGGACCGAGGGGCCGGAACGGGCATTGCAGCTCTTGATCACCCGCCTGCGCGGGATGTCGCGCGAGACGCAGGCGCATTTCTCGCGCTTCCTGGGCTTCGGAAATCTTGCCGTCGCCGATCTGGCGCGCATCCTCCCGCGCCTGCGGCCGCTGATCCACCTCAACCGCGATCAGCTCGTCGATTACAATCTCGCCAACATCAATCTGCAGCGATCGTGGGAGAACATCAAAACCACGATCGGCATTGCGCTATTGCCGGCGTTCAAGGACCTCTATGCGGCAATCGACAAATACCTGCAGTCGGAATCGGGCGCCAAGCTCGTCGAGCGGGTCAAGGGCTGGATCGCCGCGCTCACGGAATGGGTCAGCTCGGGCGGCTTCGGCAAGCAGCTCGAGGCAATCGGCGCCGGCGCCGCGAAGATCGTCGACGATCTGTCCTCCGCATTCGCTGCCGCCGACGCCGTCGTGCAAGCGATGGGAATCGGCTGGCCGAGGGTATTCGAGGCGCTGGTCGCTACTCGCATCGTCGCGTTCCTGTTCGGCATGGGAACCGCGCTCAGCAAGATCGCGCCTTATGCCGCGGTGATCACCGCGCTGGTCACCCTGCTCACCCGCAAGGAAGAGATCCGGGAGGAACTGCGAAAGCAACGCGAACAGACGCTCAAGGAACATCCCGAGGCGCCGCGCGGCGGCCCGGAAGCATTGCCCGGGCTGATCTGGGATATCCTGAAAGACATCTTCAAGGGCAACATTGATCTGTGGGGCAAGGGGCCGCAAAAGCAGGGCGCGCTCGAGCCTCCGGCCGGCGGCATTCAACTCGGCGATCTCGCGCTCGATCGCGCCGCCAAGCGCGATCTCACCAATCAATTCGCCTCGCTCGATTACGAGCTCGAGAAGCTCAATGCTTATCTGCTGCCCGGCGGCCCGGAAGGCAAGGCAGGCAGGAGCGGCTATCAACTTCCAACCACCGGCGCGACGCCGCTGCCGCCTCGCAAGGGCTCGATCTTGAGCGGCGTCACCGAGGGCTGGGGACTCGGCAGCTGGTTCGCGAACTTCGCGGGCAGGTACAATTGGGTCGACCCGATGGACAAGCCGGGCAGCAACGGGCTCGACGTGCCGGAATCGAAACAAGGCATCGCGCTCGCCTCAACGGAAACGCTTGGCCAATGGTTCCTGCTGACGACACCGACCGGCGAGCAATACAAGGTCCGGCAAACCGACGTCGGCCCGGGCATCAGAACCCAAAAGATCGTCGACGTGTCGGCGGCGCAAGCCGAGAAGATGGGTTACACGCCCAAGACGTTCCCGACCGGAATGAAGGGGCGGCCCAATCAACCGCTGTTTCACGTCGAGCCGACGACGCTTTCGCTGAGCGAGGTGCTGTGGCGGCAGAGGCTCGACGCCGGCCATCCCGCCCCGCACTCGTTTGCCCCGCGAACAAGCTGGGATACGGACGAGCTCGCGTCGCTCACGCGTCCGCGCTCGCTGATCGCCGGCACCGGCGCCGACGGCGGCCCGCTCGAGGGCTCGGCCACCGTCGACATCGACGTCTCATCGTCGAAGTCCGCCGATAGGAGCAGCGGCAGCAACCTGTTCACGCCGCACATCATCGAATACACGCCGCAGATGGCGAAGACCGGATCCGACCGGGCCGCGCCTTCACTGTTCAACTCGCAATAAAGCAATGCCGACCGGCACGCCGCTCATCGAAGTCCTGATAACGGACGAGTTCTCCGAGAAGTACGAGCGCATGAAGCGTGAGCTGCGCTCGCGCGATCATGCCGTCCGGTTCCCGCAATTCACCGAGCAGTGGAAGGCGCTCGAAGGGCTGTCCAAGGGCGTCGACCGTGAATTCACTCGCCTCTTAGGCATAACTGGAATCAGCGCCTTCGTCGGCGGCGGCATGCTCGCCGGGCTCGCCCGGGCCGCGCAGGCCATGAACCAGTTCGCGCAAGCGGGCCTGCAGCTGCACTACGCTGCAAGGGAGATCGGCATCACTGCCGAACGGCTGCGCGAGCTCTCCGATGCCGGCCGCGTGTTCGGCATGAGCCAGGCGGAGGCGCGCTCGAACGTCGAGTCGCTCGCTAAGCATTTGGAGAACATGCGCGTGCAGGGCACGCGCGCGCACGAATTCCAGGAGCTCGCGAGAGGCAAAGGCGGAGCGCAGCTCGGAGCCGAGCTGATCCGCCTCGTTCAAGGCCGGAACGGAATCGAGCGGGCGATGGGGTTTCTCGCGCGGCAGACGCGCGGGATGGCGACGCAATCGCAAGTCTCGATCAAGAACATTTTCGGCCAATCGTCGATCGCCTGGTCGGAGATGTTCAACGTCAAGGGCCTCTCGCAAATCAGCGAGGCCCCAACCGAGGCGCTCAAGGAATACAATCTGCAATGGGTCAACCTCAATCGCACATGGGAGAACATCAAGACGACGCTCGGCACCGTGCTGTTGCCGGCGTTCCAGGAGATGTCGCTCGGCATCGAGAACTATCTTCGCGGGCCCGGGCGGGAGCTCGTCAATCAATTCGCCGCCTGGCTCTCCTCGATCAAGTCGGCGGACGTCAAGGCATTCGTCGAGGGCATCACGGGCGCCATCGATGCGCTGATCGCCGGCTTCGACAAGCTCAAGCCGATCGTGGTCGCGCTCGATCAGTTCGTGCGCGAGAAATTCGGCGGATGGACGCCGGTGCTCGAGGGGCTGGTCGCGATCGGCTTCGTCGCGTTCCTCGGCAACTTCGCCAAAGGCTTGAGCGGCATCGGCAGCCTCATGTGGGTCGTCACCACCATCGCTGGCATCGCGGTGCTCGCGCCCTCGACCGCCAAGGCCGACGAGGCGCCGCTTATTCCTGGCGGACCGGGCGCGATCGAGCTCCCGACCGTGACGGTGAGGCGGAGGAGCCGCTTCCCTCAAAGCGCGCCGCTGACGCCGCCGGCTGGCACGGCCCCGCCCACGCCCTCGACGCACGGGCAGTCCGGTTCGCTCTCGCTCCGGCAGGATCGCGAGTTCGTCCTGGATCTGGGCGAAAGCGTCAAGAAAACGACCGTCCGCATGGCCGAGCTCAACAACTACCTCTCGGCGCAGGCGTTCACGACCTCCGAAGCCGGCGCCGGCGGGCTTGCCGGCTTCGCCACGCGCCTCTCGGGCGGCGGAGGCGGCGGAGTTCCCGGCGGAGGCGGCGGAGGAGGTGGTGGTGGCGGAGGCACCCGGACGCGCTTTCCGCGCGGCGGAGGCGGCGGTCGGGCCGATAGCGGCGATAGCGATCAGCGGCGGCGCGCCGATGCTGAGGCTGCGGCCGGGCTATCCGGTAACGAATTTCTCAAGGCGCAGCGCGCGAGCCGGATGGCCGAAATCAATGGCGATCCGGCGCTCAAACGGCTGGTCATGCAAATGCTGTCGACCGAATCCGGCCCGCGCGGGCTCGGCAAGGTTGCCACGCTCGAGGCGCTCATCAATCGCTCGGTGATGGTCGGCAACACAATCAAACAAGAGCTGCACAGCGGATTCTATGGCCCGATCAACAGGGGTATCGCGCAGGGCAGGGCGATTGGCCCGGCCGAGCAGGAAGCTTATCAGAGCGCGCTCGACGCGGTCGCCGGCGGCAGCAACCTGATCAAAGGGCGAACCGATCAAGGCAGCGGCAGCGATCCAAATGTGCGCGGGCCCGGGCGCATTAAAGTGCCCGGCACGAATGAGGTTTACAACTTTTGGAAAGGCCGGCGCGACGGCCGCGAATACACCCACGAGGACAGCCGACGCTTTGCCGAAAACCAGCAGCGTCAGATCGAGCAAGGCGGCGATCGTCCTGCGACGGCACCGGCGGTGCCCGCAGCGCCGGCGTCTGGCTCAACGGTCGAGTCCGGAGGACTGGTTGCGCCGATCACCGGCACGTTCGTAGGCGGATCGCGCTCACATTACGGCGCCGGGCGTCCTGGCGGCCGGCCGCATTCAGGAACCGATTGGCAGGCGCCGGACGGAAGCCATGCCGTCGCGATGATCGATGGCGTCGTGACGTGGGTCGGGAACAATCCCGGCGGCTATGGCCATTACGCGGTGGTCAAAGGCAGCGACGGCATTTTCCGCCGCTATGCCTTTCACGGCCCGAGCCTGGTGCAGTCCGGCCAGACCGTGCAGCAGGGCCAATCGCTGGGCATCATCAACAGGGGCCATCTGCACTATGAGGAGGTGCATCAATTCCTGCCGGGTGGTCGGCCGAATCCGGTGTGGAGCGAATTCGATCGACGCGGCAACGCAAGCACCTCCTTTCAGCGCGGCACGACGAACCCGGCAACCGCGCTCGGATTGCGTCCCGGCGCGCATGTCGATGCCGGCACGCCGCTGCACCCGGTCGACGATGCCGGCCTCGATCGCCCCTCACTCGCGCAGCGCGCGCGGCAATCGCGCATCAGGCTCCGAGTCAACGTCCGCGGCCGACCGGGCATCAAGGTCCAACACGAATCCGGCGGCGTGTTCGAGGGCAACACGACAGTCGAGCGCGAGATCACGCGCGAGCCCGACACGATAACGGCGAATTAAATGGCCTCGATCCGCGACATCCATAACGTCTGGCGCGATGCGCTGATCCCCGCGAGCTTTCGCGGCGCGCTGTTTCACGTCGAGAACTCGAGCCGAGGCGGCGGCCGCCGAATGGTTGTCCACCAGTATCCGAAGCGCAACGTTCCCTACGCGGAGGATATGGGCCGCGAGGCGACGCGCTGGAATTTCTCGGGCTACCTGATCCACGGCGACTACGGATTCCCCGGCAACGTCCTGCAGCAAGTCGCCGCGCTCAATAGCGCGCTCGATGACGATGACGCCGGTCTGCTCATCCATCCGTTGCTCGGCAGCATGCTCGTGATGTGCGAGCGGTGGAGCTACTCGGACAAGCGGCAGACCGGCGGATTCTTCGAATACGATATGCAGTTCATCGAGGCCGGAGCGCCGGCGCTGCAGGGCTTTATCGACGCAACCGCAAACCTGTTGCAGCAATCCGGCAACGCCGAGCAAACGGCTAAGCAGTCGACCGACACTGCAACGAAAGCCCTCGTCGATTCCGATACAGGACCAGGCTGACATGGCGATCAGGAAAGCGGTCAGCGAGATCGAGGGCATCGTCGAACGGGCGACCGATCTGCTGCTGACGTTCATCAGTGAGACCGGCCGCGCTGGCGCCGAGCTGCGCTATGCGGTCGGCGACCTGCAGGCGCGCATCAATGTCTACGTCGTCGACGGGAGCTTCGGCGCCCGGGTCCTGAATTGTTTCACCCTGGCAACCGAAGCCGGCATCACGGTCGACTGGCTTGACAAGGTGCTCGAGCAATTGACCAGCGAGCAGCCGGCCGAGCTCACCGCGGTCCTGGTCACGCAATACCTGACCTTGATGGCGCTGGCGCAGGACGGCCGCATCCTGGCGGCCACCGAATTCACCAGCCGCGAAGATGTCGAGGACATGCTCACGCGCATGAAAAATTGGTTCGACATCACGCAGGAGCTCGCCTCCGACCAGGCCGACAATCCGGCTTATGCGGCGCTCATTTCGCTGTCGGGCGCGATCACGCGCTATCTCTCGGACGTCGCGCGGCCGCTGCCGCGCATGCTGGACTATCAGGTCGTCCCGATGCCGGCGCTCGCGCTATCGCAGTTTCTCTATCACGTCGGCGACCGCAGCGACGAGCTCGTGGACGAGAACAAGATCGTGCACCCGGCTTTCTGTCCGAACCAGATCAGGGGACTTTCGGCGTGATCGCCGGCGGATGGCAGCCCGATGGCGTTCAACCCGAAGGAAGTGGCCGAGATCACGGTCCACGGGATGAAATATCGCGATTGGGAAAGCGTCACAGTATTCGACGAGGAATATCACGCATCGGATTATTTTCGGTTCACCTGCTCGGAGGGCAAGCCGCTATCGAAAAATTGGACCGCGATCCGCATCCGGCCCGGCGATCATTGCACGGTTATGCTCGCGGGCCAGCTTGCGATCTCCGGCTTCGTCGAGACACGCCAGGTCGCCTATACCGGGGAGAGCCACGGGATCGAGATCATCGGCCACAACTACACGCGGGCGCTCAACTACGGCGCGGTGATGCACGACACGCACGAGATCAAGAACGCCAGCTATACCCAAATCGCGAACACGATATGCAAGCCATTCGGAATTCAGTTCAAGCCGATCGGCGCGGTCTCGGAGAAGAAGTTCGAACGCGTATGCATGGCGCCAGGCGAGACCGCCTGGAACGTGCTCGACACCCTCGCGCGCCAGCGCGGGATCGTGCTCGGCTCGAATGCACAAGGGAATTTGACCGGCCGCGTGCAATGGGATCAGACCGGCGACGCGCTGATCGAGGGCATCAACATCCTCGAGGGTCGCGAGATCATGACCCTGAAAGGCGGATCGACCGGCTACAACTACGGCCAGAGCCAGCAGCCGAGCACCGACGAGCGTCACGGTCCGAAGGCCGCGCAGGCGCCGTTCAGCATGTTGCCGGGCAGCATGCTCGCCTCGTTTGGCGGACCGCAGGGCGTCTATGCGCCGAAAAAAGTTCTGCTCGAGCACCCCGGCGACAAGGACGATGCCGAGATGCGCAACAAATTCGAGGATCAGGTCAGCGGCTATGAGCAGCTCAACGTCGACATCGTCGTGCAGGGCTGGCTGCGGCCGAGCGGCGGGCTCTGGCAAGCCGGACAGATGGTGCACGTGACATCGCCGATGCTGATCGTCGACGAGGACCTCAAGCTCAACAAGGTCACGTTCACGCAAGACAACAAGTCTGGGACCCGCACGACGCTGAGCTTGAGCCGCGGGCCTGGCGGCCAGCAGTACGACTACCGCAGCCAGAACGGCGGCGGCGGCAACGGAGGCGGAGGCGGAGGCGGATAAAGCATGCGATCGAATACCCTCGACACCGCGCAGCGGGTTCAGACCAGCGCGTCACGCGCGACCTTGCGCGAGGCCGACGACAAGCATCTCTGGCAGCAGGCCAAGTCGCTCGATGTGATGAAGTCGGAAACCCACACCGACGTCGAGCGCGCCCAGAGCTACGGGTTTACCAACGTCCCGGCGAAGCAGGACCAGGACGACCAGCAGCAACAGCCGAATCCGCAATTCGATGCGCCGGCGGCGAACGGCGGCGGTGGCGCGGGCAATACGCCGGGCGATGTCGGGCAGCAGCCGCAGGGCGACGCCGCCGAGGCGATCGTGCTCTACATCAACGGCTCGCGCTCGCATCCGGTCATCATCGCGATCGACGACCGGCGCCACCGCTTGAAAGAGCTCGAGGAAGGCGACACTGCGCAATATCGCCTCAAGGACGATCGGCAGCAGCTTTTGATGCACAAGGACGGCACCTATCTGTCGACCCGTGACGACAAGGTGCTGCGCATCGCCCTCGTTCCCAAATCGCAAAGTCAGCAACAGCAGCAACAGCAGGGCGCGCGGGGAGCTCAGCCGCAGCAGCAGACGCAACAGAAGGAGCTCGGCCAGAAATCGGCACGCGATGACAATCTCAAGTCGGAAGTCTATATGGAGCAGCAGGGCCAGGTGCAGACGCAGCGGCACGGCGAATACTATGCAGCGCAGCGCGGTGGCAGCGATACGAGCACCTATCATAACGATCGCAAGCATTCGACGCAGGTCACCGACCAGCACGCGCACATCCGCTTCGAGGACTTCCGCGTGTGGGTCGACGATACCGGCTGCTATTCGGATGTGCCGATCATCACCAAAAAAGACCCGCACTGTAAGGTCTGAATCGTGCGGTGGTGGATCAACACCGACCACGGTTTGATGTCGGTCGACAACAGCTCGACCAAGGGGATCGACGTTTCGTCATTGCTGCCCGACAACATTTGGATGGTGCAGTGGATCGACGGCAAGGGCGAGATCGAACTGCAGGACGAGGCCGGGAATAACCTCAACGGCCTGCGCGAAACCTTCACCTACCTGACGCCCTGGTGTCCGTTCTTCC